TTAACATAATATACATAATGCGCACTGATATAGTGATTCTTTAGGACTTGCAATCACTAAGGCTAATCCAGCACAAGCCATTGAAATGCTTGATAATCCAAGTCCGTTAAACTTTTTTCCTATGTTCTGCCATAGTGTCTGCGCTTCGTGCGTTTTTGCTTTATCCATCGCTAAGCCAATCAGAGCCTTTTCTTTGTCTTCACCAATAGTTTCAGCAAGCATAAGTATCTGATTTTCACTGAGATAACTTCGACCTTTTCTTACTTCTGTGAGCATTTGAGGGCTTATACCTAGGTCATGAGCAATCTGCTTGTATTGAATGTAGTTCATTTGCTCTTTATAAGCATCAATGAGCTTGTTTGTGTACATTTCTGCTTTTCCTCTAATCACGCTATTGGACTGATTTTAGTCTTTTAGTACAGATTTTGCTGTGTTGACGGTACAGAAATATCTGTATTTAATCACTACAGAATTTACTGTATCAGACCGCCTTAGCTTTGGGCGTTTGCCCTTGACGCTTTCGCGCTTGGCTTTGGCGGTCACTCTCTCAACTAGTCAGGTGGTTGTAATGATCGTATTAGAAACTGAAGTTCAAAACGTTAATGTTAAAACGTTAACGCTCCGTCACTTCGCAGTGTCTCACGTTCCAGCTTTCAAACTTTGTTACATCACTACAACTGACATCTTTGAAGAAGTCGTCGTTCCTTTCAATCACTTTGGCTACTGCATTAGCACATTCGAAAACAACCAAGAGTCCTTTGGTTATCTCTCGGTTGGCGATTACGAGTTTCGCTTTGAATCTGACGAGCATGAAGTTCTATGTCGTTTCTTAGGCATGACACCTTCAAAAGCGACGGCTTTAGAGGCTCAGTAATCATGAACGAAGCTCAAATCATCTATTACGACTTGCTGCCTGACTACACTGTGTCTGTGTTGGTCAAAGGTTGCGACGAATGGGATTTGCTTAAATCCATGTCTCATCTTGAGTCTTGGGCTTCGTCTCAGTTCGCTTCTTATGAGTTGGTGTCCATCACCAACACGACTGTTGAACAACGTATCAATATGGGGGTGTTCGATGACTACTGCAACTAACATCCTTAAAAGTTTCGATGAGCAAAGCGTTCATATTGATTACCTGTGTTTTACGTTTGCTGTGAAAGACTTACGTCATTGTCATGATGCGGTTCGTCGATTGCACAAGCATGAGGAATACAAAGGCTTTGCCAAATCTGGACTGTTACAGTGTCACTGTCGTGCACCTAAGTTCCCTGCTCCACCTGTGTTTAATCCGACGGTCGCTCAGACTTCCGACGAGATTGATGCGTACAACAAAGCGTTTGATATCTGCTATCGCAATTACTTAGAAGATTGCTTGCGCATCTTTACCAATCAAGTGCTTGGTTTGTCGCTGTCTGCGCCTCGCGGTTTGGGTTTCCAGTTCTACACCGAATCCATGAAACTGACTTCGCCAGATGGTGAGGACTTCTGCGGCTTCGTTGGTATCGGCGGTAACAATGACACGGTGCATTTCCAAATCAACGGAACGGGATGCAAGCATGTATTTGCCCGTCGTCCTACGTGGTCGCTGCATGACTGGCTGACCAATGTGCTTGGTGTGCAAACTTTGGCGCGTGTTGACTTGGCCTATGACGATTACGACGGGATTTTTGATTGCGAATACGCTTACAAGGCGTGGCGTGACGACTGTTTCCGCACCGCTGAACGTGGTCGTGGCCCTGTGCTTCATGAAGATATGACCATTGCCAGTATCGGCAAAGACGGCAAACCGATTTACACCAAAGAACAATACTCCATTGGTTCGCGTACCTCGCGCATTTACTGGCGTATCTACAACAAGGCTCTTGAGCAGAAACTCGCAAATACTGGCCTTGTCTGGTACCGCTCTGAAGTTGAGCTTAAAAAATGGAATGTTGATGTGTTGCTGAATCCAGCTGGCGCGTATGCCGCGCTCAATGATTTCGCAGCCTCGATTTCTACTGCAAAGAAATTCAATACCAAACCTGTCCCGACTAAACGTGCGGCGTTAGACCTGTTGGCCTCTGCGCACTGGATGCGTCGCCAGTACGGGAAAATCCTTAATTCACTTATCGAGTTCCATGAGGGCGACATTGAAACCGTGGTCGGTTCCCTTGTCCGTGATGGAACTAAATTCACCTTCCCCGATACCTACGGCAAGTTGGTGACTCACATATTGGAGACTTAACAAATGGCTAAATCCGTTTTTGTACTTGGCATGGATATCACTTGGAACTCTGCACGTGGTGACAGTGCTCAACTGAACGTGTCGCGTCCTCTACGTGAAATCAACTCGGAGAAATTCAAACGCCGCACTATCGGTGAATCCGGTGATGTGAATCCCCAATGGGATCAACCTTTGATGATTGATCATCAATACGCCCTATTACTTGAGCGCACTGGTGCTCTCGTTCCTCGCCGTGAATACCAGTTGCGTTTGGAGATTAACCCAGAAGACCCATTGGCGGGTGCCATCGTGACTGAGCTTATTCCAGTCGACCAAGAAATTAAGAAGCACTTCGAGGCTTCAATGAAACCCGTTCAAGGCTAAAAAATGTCTGTATGCGTCACCGTCGTTAACCAGTATGGCAATTTGAAAGCAACGAAAACGCCTGTTGCGGATTGCCAAGAATACGTGCTGATTTCGGCGGTGGACTACCAAGAATATAAGGAACCAGTCCTCTTCAACGGTGACTTGTTCCTGTATGTCAGTGGCGTGCTCTTGATCAACATGGTCGTTGGTCACTGGGTGGGTCGTGTTGTTCGCCTTATGAGTAAAAGGTAAATCTTATGAAAAAGCTAGAACTTGTTGTAAATAACGTAAAACACGCAGTAGTAAACAAAAAGACCGCAGCTGGCGCTGCTCTTATGGTCGCGTCTGTCTCTCCAGCGTTCGCTGAAGTCGATATTACGGGCGCAATCAACTCTGCGGTATCCGGTGGTCAAGCTAACGTATCACTGGTTGTGGCGGGTCTGATTGGTATGGCAGCACTGGGCTTTGGTGTGACCATGGTTGTTGGCTTCTTACGTCGCTAACGGTTCACCTCTATGCCTCCTTTATCGGGTAATTTACTTGGAGATGTTCTCGCTATCGTTCTAGGTGTTGCCTTTGCGGGGGCCTTCCTCCACGGCTTTGTGAGTGGCATCAATACTCACTAATCAACGGATAAAGGGGGCTTCGGCTCCCTTTTTTATTGGTTTTATACAATGAATCACTATCTCCGTTTTTTTATTGCCCTTGTTATTCTATGCGCTAGTCATCATACGTATGCTTTAGAAGCGCGTATTAGTCATATGCAAATGAGGGGTTGTGGCTCTCAAGGTGATTGGGTTGACCCTTACAAGGTGAATACTTGTTTTTTGGATACTGGGTATTTCGACTCATGCACATTTGAGAAGACATCATATGCTAATGCTCGCGATCCCTATCAAACAGTTTGTGATAATGGACTCGGTCTTTCTTATTCTGAGGTTCGTTGTCCAGAAAATAGCGAATTTGACCCTTCAACCTTACGTTGTAAATCGGTTTGTGAATATGGAAAGAACCCTGACGGCACCTGCATGGATGCTTGCCAGTTCAAACAGTCCATTGGCGATACGGTGAAATTGCATTGGCACCCTGCCATATACGGTGAACTGGTGACAGGCGCGTGCTACGGTGACTACGGTGCCACTCGATGCGAAGTAACCAAAAACGAATCCACCATTATTTGTACTGGCGTTCCTGATGGACAGTACACGCCCGACTCTCAATGCTCTCTGCGCTTTGCTTACACTGGACGTCAGTGTGACGGTGGCACACTTTTCTGGGGTGTGAATGGGCCTGATGAACCCATTATTCCACCGGATACGCCAGAAGACCCAACCCATGACCCCGATGACCCAACCGAAGAGATTGAAGACCCAACAGTCCTACCCGACGATTCAACCAACACGGTTAATCCCGGTGTCGTTGATGATAAACCGGATGTAGAAGACCCTGACACGGATGAATCGACAGACACGGCAGTCCTTTCTGCTATTAAAGGGCTTAACGTGGATGTGAACAAAGGCATTCATGATCTTAACGTCGATATCAACCAATCACACGCTGACATCACCAACGCGGTGATTGATGTGAAAGGCTCTTTGGTCGATAACACCCAAGCCATTCAAGAACAGCAAATCAATGACAACAAGATTTATAACAACACCAAGGCACTCATCCAACAGGCCAACGGCGATATCACTACGGCGGTGAACAACAATACCAACGCCACCATTGGTATTCGTAACGATTTAAAAGGGCTTGGTGATTCAATGGGCGAACTCGATAGCAGCTTAAATGCGATTGAGGGTCTATTGACTGGCTCAGAGTTTGGCACACCTACGGGCACCGCTATCACTGGCGAAATCTTTACGGCAGAAGACTTTGCCAACCTGCAAACCACGATAGATGAAAAAGCCGAATCCATCCAAGGCTATGTGGACGACATTAAAGGCTTAATCACTATCGGCACCAACTTCAACAACGGCACATTAAGCGACAAGTCTTTCAATATCAAAGGCGCAACCGTTGAATCAGGACTACAGCGTTTTGATGCGGTATCGGGTTATGTGCGCCCTGTCGTGCTGTTCATTTGTGCCTTAATCGCCCTTTGGGTTCTGTTTGGTAATCGGAGTAAATAACATGGAATACATCTACTCGGCATTAGAGTTTATTGCCAACATTGGGCAAACCTTTCTCGACTTCTTTGATGTGGCGATTGAATGGATAAAGAACGCGTTTGAATACGGCGCGATGTGGCTTATCTCGGTATGGCTCGATATCAAGATTGCCTCGATACAAATCGCGCTCAAGATTGCGCAGCTGCTGCTCGAAGAATATGGCGTCTATACGCTTGTCGAAGACCGCTTTAATGCGCTTCCCTCTGACGTCCGTTATATCTTGACCGAATACGGCGTCACCTCTGGGCTACGTGTCATCTTTGATGCGTTCGCTACGTCTTTAGTTATGCGTTTCTTTAACTGGTGATTGAATGGCTACTTCATTTCGATACGGTCACGGTGGCTCTTACAAATCGGCTTGCGCCGTGTGGTTTGACTTACTGCCTGCACTGCGTGAAGGTCGAATTTGCATTACGAACATTCATGGCATGCAGCCACTTGAAGTGATTGAACAACGCCTTGGTGAGAAGTTTCCTGATACGGCTCGGCTCATTCGCATTAGCTCTCGCAATCCTGAAGGCTTCGAGCTTTGGAAATACTTTTTCTGTTGGGCGCCTATTGGGGCGTTCATCCTCATTGATGAGTGTCAGCAAATCTTCTCGGTCAATGCAGGTTTCAAAATGGCGAACATACACAAGCGCCCTTTCACTGACTTTGAGCCTCACTTACCGGAAGGATTCTCTGAGCTGTTTCACTCTCGTTGGCTAACGATTGATACATCCAGTTTGGACAATGGCGAGATAGACGATTGCCAACGCACACGTTTTGATGAGCAAGGGCGCATCATCTATCCGGAGAACTTTAACAGCGCCTTTATGGAGCACCGGCACTACAACTGGGACATTGTGTTGCTCACGCCTGACTTTGCTCAAATCCCTAAAGAGTTAAAAGGTGTCGCGGAGTTGGCCAAGCAACATAAGGGGAAAGATGGGATCTTCTTTTCTAACCGTAAACCACGCATCTTGGAACATGACCCGACTCGAACGGTCACCAAACCAAGCAAAGACGATGTGGTTTATAACCTCAAGGTGCCGCTTGATGTCCACCTACTCTACGCCTCGACCGTCACGGGGCAAATCACTAAATCGGGGCTTGGAAAGAACATCTTTCTTAACCCGAAATTCTTAGCAGCTATGGCACTGGTCGTGCTTTCATTTGGGTACTTAGTTTATGCGCTTATTGGTATGGTTTCTGATTCTGAGACGACAACTGCGGAAGGAACGCAGCTTCATCAAACTTCGCAGCAAAGTGGCGTTTCGACTTCGCAAGGTCAAGCACGTCCTGGTCAAAGTGGTTCGCCTGGTTCTGTCATGGGTTCTAGTGGTTCTGGCTGTACGGGTGCTGGTTGCGGGAATGAGTCTTATCATGACGTAGGCACCGTTCCGGCTTGGTTCCCACTGGCGAACTCAGAGAGTATCTATGTCTCTGCGGTGGAGCGTTGGCACAAAGCCACCTCGATACACGTCAACGTGCATTTTGAGGTTGTCACACCGCGTGGTGTGACTTACCTCGATGACGGATTCCTAAACAAGTTGGGCGTCAAGATGGAATATCTGGACGATTGTCTCGTCCAGCTGTCCCACGGCGCATCCAACTTCTATGTCACGTGTTCGCCGTATGAGCAATATGCACAACGGCAAGAGCAAGATATTGAACTCAAACCCGTTGGCGGTTTGTTTAGTGGAGACGAAACCTAATGAATGAATACGTAACGCATGGACAGCTGGTTGAAATCATCGAGCTGTTTGATCATCTCTCGATAGTGAATGCAGTCATTGTGGTGCTCGTGTATGACCTTGCGAGATACCTCCTAGGCAAACTGGTCGACTACTTCAATTAAAGGCACGGTGCCAGCCCCGCAGGGATAAGGAGTTGCGGAGCGACGACGAGGCACCAAGCCGCCCACCATAGCAAAACCTAGCCTCATCACTTAATCGGCGCGGTTAGCAGCCCAAAGCTATTTGGATGCTGCCGCCCTCCTTCCTGCTAGACCAGCCTTGCAGAGACTATCCACACCAAAGGCGCGTTAACCTACCGGAACGCTGCATACTCACAACGTCAAAGCTTTGCGAGTGTCGAGCAATGCTTATTCTTCTTTTCTGGGTTCTCTCCGACGGACGCGCGGAGCAAGTGAGGACGGGCTAGGACGATTGCGCGACGTGCGGCGGGAGGTCAAACCCCCGAATCTGTATTACGGGGGTATTACGGGGGTAAATTCCACCATGCTTCAACGGTTCGATAAAATCGTGATCAAGTCAGAATAAGCAATAAAATACTTATGCAATTAATCAATCATATTGAAACTATGAAGTTACCTATTGAGCATATCGCAAGGAAACTTCACAATGTGGGCATAATAGTAGCAAATAGCCATATAACAAGCGTTATATGATATGAGGGGTTGATAGTGAGGTTACCTAGAAAATTAGATCGTCAACTCGGGTTTTATATTTGGGGATGCATTCTTATCGCAGTGGCTTGGCCTTTAGTTATCCCGCTCGCTATTATTTGGGGGGCTTACAAAGCACTCTCTTTGATAATATCCAGCTGGTGTTCTAGCTGTAGTAGGCCCTTTTCTATGTATAAAGCGAAATCTATCGTAATAAAATCATATTGGGAAAAGGCGTGTTTAGATGGCTCTCCAGACTTACGATATAAACGGAATGTTAAACACTATGAACTACGTGAAACTTGGGTTTGTAAGCGCTGTGCGTTAACAAAAGTGAAAGAAGTCTCTCGTGTTGATTCATATTGATCATATAACAAACTGTTTAAGAGTGATTCGCAACGCTTGGCATTTTTCTATGCGTTGCGTTTTGTGTTTAAGGTGGTTTGCAGTGTCTTCGGTATAGCGGTGCTCACACCTTAACAGGGCATTATATGCTAGTGCATCAAAAAACGTGATATTATCTATCTCAATTAATGATTGATAGACATAAATGCATGAATAACCAAGCCATTGCTAATAAATATCAACGACTTAGACTTGCTGTTTTGGCTCAGACTCAAGATGAGTTTGAGCAATTCGAGCCTGATTTTATTGGTCATATTGATTTAACTGAAATTACGGAAGATGCTATCCGTTCTCAAGAAAAATGGGATATACCTGTAAATCGTCAGATAGGGTGGGATTGGCGACAGGTACGACACCAATATCGTAGAGATCATATGGCTAGGGTGGAGCTTGCTGTTTGGCACCGCGATGAGCTCTGCGGTCTAATGATAGGAAAAGCCAGCGAAGGGAAGCTGGTTGTTAAGATCAATTATATTCAGGGTGGTGAAGTTGAAAACCCTTTGAAAGGGTATATCGTTCCCATAGCCTCACGCTGCGCTGAGTTGTTTGCAGTTGCTATTGAAGCTGATTGGATTGGTATCCAAGATCCAATTGATGACGATGACTTATTAAACTACTATCGTGAGCTGGGTTTCGATGAAGGTGATCCATTTGACCCTAGGAATAATGCATTGTTTAAACGTGTTGTGGTAGATGAAGATTAAGCCACTTTCAAACTTGGTTATGATCGGTTATAGTTAAGAAAACTAAGGGGGCTATTATGTTGACTTTAGCAACAAACAAAGCAAATGATGTGAACGTAGATAAAGCTATCAAGCGGATGCAAGCTCACGCTTCTAAAAGTAAATCATCGTTTGGTAAAGCTTTGAAGGTAAAGGCTCCTAAATCTACTTATGGACGTCTTGCCGGACCTGCCAAAGCATAGATAAATTCAGATATTAAGCATCGCAATAGCGGTGCTTTTTTTATGCCTGAAAAATGGCATATAGCAAAGCATTTAAGGGAGATTCGGCACGCGTGGTATTTGACTACGCTTTTTTAATCTTTGCTACTTGATTCAATATTTTCTTAGACGTAGCCTATGTGTGCTAGGTTTTATATGTCAAGGATATGAAATGGCTAAGTTTTTAAATACAAGTGCTACAAACTACTACCTCGAAGAGCTTATCAAGAACGCATCGGAAAGATTGATCCTTATCAGCCCTAGTGTCTGATAACCAAGCCGTAATTTTTTATTTTGTTGATTTTCATAACGCAAGTTACTTGTACTATTCGTGACGTTCGTTTTGTGCCATCAACGAAAAACCACTATAAGCCTGACCGCCACATAATGTTGCGTTCGGTAACGCCCAAAACAACAAGAAAAATAATTTTAGTCAGTTATTCAATATGCGAGCGTTGTCATGTTTCACGAATCATTCCGCACACTTTTTTGGCGTGAGTTTACCTCCATCAAGCAAGGCGCTGAGTATTTTCACGTATCCAAACCCACGATTAGTCGTTGGCTTGATGGTACGGTTCCAATCAATCCAATGGCGGATGATTAAGGCGCTTGGTTATTTGCCTAATGATTTGCATTGGTCTGGGTTTCGAGTTTGTGAGCAACGAGCCGTATTAATCACGCCGTCTGGTCGTGAATTCAGCCCTAAAGAATTGGAAAGTTTTGTGTTTTGGCGCGACGAGCATCGTCAGTTTGTGGAAATGTACGGACACATTGAGTATCCCAAGGTCTATCCTGCAAAGGAAAACGTTTTACCGTTTCGTGGCGGCCGTCGAATGAAAGCCGCCGAATGGATACCTTCTAAAAACAGATAGTTGTCGTTAATTGCTTACCATACATATTTTGATTTTATGACATTAGCGTCGTACATAGTTGCACTTGGTTGAAGTTCTAGGAATATTGAGACGGCGAGCTCTGACATTTCTTTGTGTAAAACTTCTAAAGCCTCTACTTTTGTATCATTGTCGAATATCTTTCTCGTGTCGTCGGGAACCATTAAAGACTCTCGATGAAAAGAAGATTGCGTTAGTAACTGTAGATACTCCCTTGCCTTCTCGACCAATGATAAAGACATATAACTAGGAACGTTTAAATTTTGCTCCATGTGATACGCGATGCCAGCAAGGTCATAACTTGTTAGGGCTTTAGCTGTTTTCTTCTTATAGTCAGGCATGTCTGCCACAACGTTTTTAAATAATCGAGTGACTTTTTTAAGGTTGCCTGAATACAAAGCATCTCTTTCGTTAACACGTGCTATGTGTTTGAATGGGTAGTTTCCAATTAACACGTGTTCTTTTTTGTTGAAGATTTTAACTCCAGCGTCCTTTTCTTGGTTGCTTCTTTGATAATCTTGAGTGAGATACCAGCAACTTGGCACAATATCTACCTTGCGTTTGAGGCTACCACCTTCCAAAGATATTGATTTTCCGTTGGTACAATCAACATTTGCCTGCCAGTATCTCGTTGTTAATTTTTCCTCGGAAAGTGCTCTCAAATCCGCAATTATATCCACCATTGGGCGTTTATCTTCGGGTGGATAACACGGAGTACCATCAATTTTTGGGGTTTCTACAAGCACTATTTCGTCATGTAGAATCAACATATCCACGTCTGAATGTCCTTCGATATGAATATCTAAAGCAACAGAGCCTTGCATTCGTTTAACTGTTCTAATACCAGCGTTTTTTAGCAAATCTATCAACGTATCAGCTACGCGATTTCCTTCACTTATTGAAACCTTTGTAGACTGCTCACTAACGGCGGCCATGGCACCTATTGCATAACGAACTCCGGCACTTTCCTGAAGTTTTTCATATTTTTCTTGGATCCTGTAATCTCTGGAATCCCAAGAATTATAACCGCTCTCTGCTAGATGTAATTCTCTTGTGCCTTGTCGCCTGTCTTTTAGCTTCTTTAATCTAGTGTTAAAATCAATCATGTCACATTCTCTTAATGCTCATTGTTCCATACGTCTTTCTACCGCCACTGTTGAAATACGTAGCTTCTGCAAGCGTCATTTCTGAATTAAACTCGATTTCACAATATCCCTTATGGCCGTTAAGTTCATGAACTTGCTCTAAATTTGGTTCATTCTTATAGCTATAGCTCAAAACCCAGCCACCTCGAACACCACTTCTTTTCATGAGGGTTGCGGTGTAGCTCTGGCTTTTGCTTTTGTTGGTTTTTATGTTTACTGAAATTTGCTTCCAGTTTTGTTCTATATCGAGCTCCCCGTTCCAGGTGTACTTCGCATCACCATTTTCGTCTAAAGTGTTACCTGTAACCTGCCAGATGCCGTTTAAATCTGGAATGTCTAGGTATGGCGCTTTTTTCCATATCCATTTATTAAAGAGCCAATGAAGCCCCATATAAACTAAACCTACGGTTAATGTTCCTTTTGTGAACGCCTCCCAGCCACTGACCTCTGACAACTCGATAACTAGTTGGTTAAAGCCTCCTGCAATAAGTATCGAAGCAAAGCCTAGCCACCGTCCTACATTGGCGCGATCATGCCCAAATATTGCGTAATCGTGCATACAACCTCCCACCAAAACTCGAATGAAGTATTAACCATTAATAAATTATGGTGTTTTTGTTGAATAACAAGGATGTTGGTTGAAGATATTTAATGAACTTACAAATTAGCTTACGTCTATCACGAAACAGTTGGCTTTTATTGACCTTAAAGACAATAAAAGCCGAACCCCATCGCTAAGGGTTCGGCTTTTTTAGGCTTCTGCTTTGGTGGCTTTCATTTGAAGCCTGTCGAGGTCAATCGATCCGCCAAAAGTATAGGCTCCCTACTCGCTGTGTAAATCGTCATTAATGACGTTTCGAACCAGTTCGCAGGGTTACGGATTATAGAAACCAATTGATTTGCGGTAACTCGGTCTTGCTTACTTTAAACTGAAGGTTCACGAACCAGTTGTTATATGTATGCGGATATATTTTTCAGGATGTTTGTAACGATATCGCTTACCGGTTTTTAAGTTTGAACGAGCAAAACGGCAAACTTTTGTATCTCCGCTTCCAGTAACTCGTTTTACTATTGCTACTTTTCCTTTATGTTCCATTTCAATCATTAAATCGCAATAACCATCATATTGGTCGAACTGCTTATCGACTTTCTTTTGTAGCGTCGATTTAATTTTCTTAGCCACTGGATTTGTTTCTGAATCATCGGCCAATGTTGACGCTGTGGGTAACAATAATAAAAATAAAGTGACAACGTATCGCATTCGTAAATCCATTTTTGATAAATGGACTGATTGTAATTTTTTATGCGTCAAATGCTAAAACGGGACACAATTTTGCGTCCCGTTTAACGTAGATAAGTAATTGATATGTCGGCTAAGCTTGTTTCTTGCCTTTATTGGCTTTGAAACCTTGATGAGGAAAAACATTTCGAATTCGTTGTTGAACTTTCTTTGGTACGTCTTTTGAAAAGACCAGCCTCATTCCGGAGCGTTGGTTGTACACTTTGAGTTCACCAGTAAATGGGTCATGCTCGCCAATATCTTGTAAGTTATGTTTAAAAGATGGAGGTATATGCCCTTTTACCT